GCACAAACCTCTCGCCTAAATCCAAGTATTCAAGCAATCGTCTCGTGACCCAGATAGCAACCGCGTGTGCCAGTTGAACTCTACAGAAAAACATCTTTTTCGGCCAATCGCGTACAGCCCACTCCCATCACAGGTTCGTTTCCACAACTGCGAATCGCGTTTTAAGGGGTACTCGGGACCGGTGGGGTCAGGGAAAAGTTTAGCGCTGGTGCAAGAAGCCATAAAGCTTTGTTTTCTCAATCCCGGCCTTCCTGGATTGATTGGCGCTCCTACCTTCGCAATGCTTCGCGATTCCAGCCAGAAGGCGTTCTTTGAGGTTCTGGATGATAATGCAATACCTTACCTGTTTTGGAAGACAGAAAACCGCGTCGTTCTAACAGATATCGGTAGCGAAGTATGGTTCCGTTCTTTAGACCATCCAGAGCGGCTTCGAGGAACCAATTTAGCCTGGATAGGCGTAGATGAATTAACGTACACGGATGAATCAGCATGGCTGAGGTTAATGGCTCGTTTGAGGCATCCTGACGCCAATAATCTCTGCGGGTTCGCTGTCTGGACGCCGAAAGGCTACGAGTGGGTCTACAAATGGTTTATAAGTGCGGATAAGAAAGCCGGATACGAAGCCATTCTCGCAACGCCACGAGAGAACAGTTACCTTCCAACTGACTTTTACGACTCCCTAGCGCGCGTCTATGACCCCAACTTCTTCAAACAAGAAGTTGAGGGTAGCTATCTCAGTCAGACCGGCAATCGCGTCTACTACGCTTTTGACCGCGCGGCCAGTGTAAAGCCGCTTGAGTACGTCCCGAATGGCGAACTGTTCTGGTCTCTCGATTTCAACGTCAATCCAATGTGTTCGGTGATCGCGCAAATAGAAGACCTTACGACCCGATACGACACGCTAATGAACCGCAAAAACGCTCGGCTAAACGTGATCGATGAAATCGTATTGCCGGATGCCAATATCGGGGAAGCCTGTAACGAATTCGTCCGACGCACGGAAAGATGGGCGGCGCAAGGTCAGCTTGTGGTGCAACTATACGGCGATGCGTCAGGCGGGGCCAGAACTCATGCAGGGCCGTCAAGCTGGCAACTGGTGATGGAATACTTCCGAAATAAGCCGGAATACAAGATGGTGAAGCGCGTACCGCAAGCTAACCCGCACGTCAAAGATCGCGTGAACTCAATGAATGCCATGCTGCTCAATAACTCTGGCGAACGGCGGCTGATGGTGGACCCGCGCTGCAAAGAGCTTATTGCGGATTTCGAGCAGGTCCAATGGGCAAGCGATGCTTCAAATAATCAGACAGCAGATTTGAGCAAAAAAGACATGAAGAGAGTTCACGTTTCGGACGCACTAGGCTACGTAATTTACGGCCAATTCCCGATCCGGCAGCGCGTTGAACTGCAAAAGCAATCTATATACGGCATTTCGTAAGGAGACTAATCGTGAATATACAATCACTTGGCAGAGTACCTGTCCCGACACCTGGCACTCCGGTGTTGTTCGCTCCTATGACGGGAACGCAGATACTAATCACCACAGCGGCCAACAATGTAGGCAACGTTTACGTGGGCGTTCCCGGCATGAACAAGACTACTGGCGCTGGCGTGATTTGCGTGCTGCCCAAGATCACGAGCAGTTCCGTAGCCGCCTTTAATCCTATCGTCATGACGGGTCAGGACGCGCTCTATCTTGCCGAGTTCGCTATCGACGCCGATACCGCAGGCGACGGCGCATACGTTTCAGTCTTCACGTCTTAAGAGATGCGTTCCGCTATCTGCTACCGCTGGCTGTACCTGCAGCTTCCTAACGGCGGCTGGTGGAAGATGCTGTTACCCATTTCACTCAACTAGATGACATTCCCCAACAAGGTGAAAGTTTCGGCTCTCGAAACTAAATGCCCGGATTATGTTCTGTATAAGAACGAATGGCTGAATCTGGAATTGTTGAACGAAGCCGGCTCAGCGCTTCGGGAGTCCACGCAACTACAGGGCATCTTGGTGCGCCGGCCGAAAGAACCGCAAGAAATTTATAACGCGCGCGTTGCCGGTTTCACGTATCAACCGATCCTGCCGTCGATCACTGGCTGGTATACCTCAAAGCTGTTTGAGCGCAATGCGGAAATCACCGGACTTTCACCTGATGAGTTTTGGGTGGATTTCAAGAACGATTGTGATCGCAACGGGGCCAGCCTTGAGGCGTGCTCAAGCGAAGTATTCCGCAATGCGTTTCTGTACACCACGGCCTACACGTTGATCGATACGCCGGGTCAGAACCCGGACGTGAACATGGCATCTTACGCCGACCAGAAAGAAGCTGGCGTACTCGACCCGTATCTATGCAACTTTTCCCCAAGTCAGGTAACGAACTACACCTTAGACCGCTTCGGCGCGCTCAATTCAATCGTTATCCGTACTGATTCAGTGGAAACGCCATTCTTGAAACCAGCGCGCATGGTGACGGAGTGGCGATACTTCAACCAGCAGGAGTTTGCCGTCTACCAGTCCGTACATGAGGGCAAGGAAGGCGCTCCACCGCTGGCGCGTTGGGATGATGGCGCGGAAGCGGAACTCCGGATCACCGGGTTCCATGCGCTAGCGGCAGTCAACCGCGTCCCCGTCATTCGTTCTGAGATGCCGGATCCGTTGCGCATGGCGCGCCGCGCTTACCTGCAACTGCTCGATCACGTTAACCAGGACAACGCTTTTAAGTTTGCGCTGATGAACGCTTGCTTGGCGATGCCGATTATTACGAGCAATGAAAATATAGAAGCATTGAACTTGGGTGAAACGCTTTGGCTACAGCTTCCGGTCGGCTCCAGCTACGGGTACTTGGAACCATCCGGCCGAACGTTTCAGTTCGCCGCCGATAGACTTTCCGCGATCCGGCAGGAACTCTATCGTGATTTCCATTTACAGGCGCAGGGCCGCGATTCCAGCGCTTCTGCCTCATCGAATAGCGGGTACAGCAAGGAACTCGACATGGCACCGGCAAAGGACGTATTAGCCGCCTGTGCCGATTGGACGCAGGCCGCGATGACCAATATCCTCAAGTTGGTTGCGATGGCGCGCGGCGAAGATCCCGAACAGATTTCGGTGCGGATGCCGCAATTCGATCAAGTGCAAACACTGGCTGAAATCGAAACCGGCCAAGCGCTGGACACTATCGACATTCAGTCTGACACGCTGTACAAAATTCGTAATCGCCGAATCGCCTTGGCTTACATGCAGGATGAACCGGAAGACGAAAAGCAAATCGTATTGGCTGAACTTGAATCGGCTCCCGGCAAATCGCAAGCTGCCGAACAACAGCGGCAAACTCAGTTACTTCAATTTCAAACTTCACTAGCGAAAGCAAGCAGCCGCGAGACGGCGCATGAAGAGCTAGCGGTTCAATCAGCCGCAGCCGCTTAAACCGACATTTGTAGCACCCCTGGCCGTGCAGGAATCCACGGGGCAACATCAATCCTAAGCGGGCCGTAACGCTTTGTTATACGGGGTAACACCAGGAGTATCGCTCATGGCAGACGAACAGAACACCACAGATCAGACGCAGCAAACAGCGTTTGATCCGACCGCATTCAAAGCCGAAATGTTGATGGAATTCAACAAAACCCTAAACGGTTTTGCGAAGACTTTCAAGACCGACATCGGCAAGATGATGCAGCAGCCTAAAGAAGCAGCCGCCGAACCGCAGACGCAGCAGCAGGAAACGCCGCAGACGCAGGGAGATGGCAAGCAGAAAGACCCACACATCGCTGGGCTGGAATTGCAACTGAAGCAATCTCAGCAGGCGTTCCAAACCAAACTCGATGCGGAAATCGCGAAACGGGAAGCCGCCGATAAAAAAGCGGAAGAAACCGAACGCGCTTCCATGATTCGAGCCAAGCTCGGCAAAATGAACATTCGTGAAGATGCGTTTGACGACGCATTCAGCGTAATTGCTGGGCAGGTTAAGCGGTCAGAAGATGGCAGCCTCATTGCCGGTGATCTGCCGTTAGATCAGTACATCGAAACCCAACTGAAGGGGCCAAAGGCGTACATGCTGAAGCCCGTAGATGTGAATGGTTCCGATGCGGTGAAGGGTCAGCGCATTAACGGCAAGGCGGTCACGATGGAAACTATTCAACCCGGCATGAGCAACGAAGCAACGCAGGCAGCGATGAATCACATCGCGACCTTAGTCTAAACACCCCGATATCTCAAAAGGAGGCTTAAATGCCTGCTATTACGTCTATAAACGTCGCCAATGCCATCGTGAAGCTTGTTGCTTCTCGTGCGCTTCCGGCCTTGCAAGGTAATTTCGTGCTGGGCTCTCTCATCAATCGTGATTACGATAATACGTTCGCCAACGGCGGCGATACGTTATCCATTCCGATTCCGCCAACGCTGGTTGCCAACAACATTGCTGAAGGTGGCAGCGTTCAGCTTCAGAACCCAAGTTTGGGAACGGCGCAAATCGTTCTCAACAATCACATTGAAACCACGTTTCAGATTCCCGATGTGATGAGGGCGCTCACCAGCATCAATCTGGTTGACACGTACGCCGTGCCAGCCGGGATTGCCGTTGCGACAGCGCTAGAAACTCAGCTAGCGAACCTGTATCCTTTGTTCACCGCAAACGTGCCTGTAGGCTCTGCTACGCCAATGGATGAGGCGCGCATTGATGCGGCGGAAACCACGCTATTCAGCGCGCTGGTTCCTAAATCGGAAATGCGGTACCTGCTGGTTTCGGCTGGCAGCTATTCGCAGCTTCGCCAGTTACCGCGTTTCACGGAATACCAAACCGTCGGTCCTAATGTTGGCGATTCGCCGATGATGACCGGCAAGCTTCCCGGCTCAACCAATGCTCCGAATGGAAGCGCGGACGGCAAGATCAAAGACTTCTGGGTCTATCGTTCTCAGTTTGTTCCCGTGATCAGCGGAACCAGCTACAACATGGCATTCACTAAGAATGCTGTTGGTATGGCTATCCGTCGGCTTGGCACTCCGTTGCCCGGTACCGGCGCGGTGGCGGAATACATGGAAGTCGGCGGCTTCGGCATCCGCATGACCATGAGCTACCAGCCAAACCAGCTAGGCCAGCAATTCACCTTGGACGTACTAAGCGGCATGGGTGTTGTCCGTAATGCTTTTGGTGTTGTCGTAAAGGGGAACTCCTAATGTCAACAATCAATCAGTGGGCTATGGCTAAGGGCGCTGCTTTAAACGTGCTCGACCCCAAAAAGGACGTTCACTACATTACGTCCATCACCGATTTCCGGCAATCGCTTACCGGTCACAAGCCTGATTTGACGATCACGGCTTCACGCGACACGGCGGCCAACTCTATTGCAGGGGGCACGCATCGCCCTTCGACGCCTGAAGAGATTGCCGCTTACGATAAAAACGAAAAGGAAACCGTCGCCGCGCATGACCGCATGAAACCCATGCCGATGACGATGGAGAACATTGCAACTTTGGCGCAAGCCGTAAATCAGAAAGGAGGGAAATAAATGGCTATCACAACGATTACTACTGGCGGCGAACAGCTTGTTACCGCGATTGGTCCTGTTGCCGGCACGCTCGACACTTCAGCCCGTACCGGAGACTACACCGTTAAGGTGCGGGTTCGCGATCTGACGGTAGGCGGGAAACTGATGCTGGGAATCGAAGACACGGCTTCGGCCACTCCGTTTACGGATGCGCAGGCTGTTGTAGTCGATCATTTCACGGGTACGGGTTCCGAACTTGATACGGCCAAAGAATCCCGCGCCTACGATATTCCATTCGCGCTTTACGGCGCGGTCAACAACAAACTGCGGGTAAACGTGTATCGTCTCTCCGCTGGTGCAACTGCCCAAGTTGAGGCTTGGGTTGAATAAAGGAAAACGACGATGCCCGAACAAACCGTAGATAAACAGAAAGAACTTGGGTTGAAGTCTGATCCCTTTCAAGACGCCGCTCGGCTATTCTGTAGCTGGAATGCCAAGCACTCCGCCGATACTCAGCTATCCCAGGCTTGCACCAACATCATGGCCCGCATGGATGTTGGCAAGGAAGTAGGCAGCGATTTCATGAACGTAGTAGCGCCGCCGTTTGTTGAACAGCAACACATCGGTAACGGAGTATATCAGGGCGTGGAAGTGAAATCTGCCGACGCATTGCAGAAGCAGCTTCCTACTAACGTTTTTGGTAGCGTACCTCAAGTAGGGGCCAGAGATTCGGTAGGCGCACCATTGCCGACCGAACACAGGGTTCCGGTGCTTGATACGGCTTCCGTGCAGTTGAGTTCCACTTCTACCGCCCAGCCAGTTGAGCCGGTTGAGCCGGTTGCACCTCAAAAGAAGTAACTCCACACGGATAGAAAGGGGATTCGCTTGTCCGGGCGCGTCCCCTTTTCTCTCTTCTTTATTATGCTTTTCACCGATTCCTACCTAATCACTCTGGATCAGATGTCTGCTCTCGACGGCGAAGTATTGTCCGTTGGCAGCACCAGTAAGGCTGATCCTGATGCGGCGATTCGCAACGCATGGTCAGAGTGCGCCCAATTCCTGCTAGCTCGGCTGCAATCGTATTCGGGACAACTTTCGGCAGGCTTTTACGGGAACACGGTTGCCATCAGCACCTACGGCAATGCCAACTATCCTAGAGCGCGACTCTCTAATGTCGTTGCGACATCTTGGGATTACGCCCTTTCTCAATCTCCTATCGAATCGTGGCTGCTTTATTCGGCGCTGTATCTGTTTTATCGCGATGCCTCAACACGTAAAGTAAAAGATGATCGATTGTCAGCCAAGGCTTCGGTATACCTGAGCGAGAAGAAAGCGGCATGGAGTCGGATCGAAGCAAACGGCGTCCCGATTGTCATCAACCCGATTGCCGCCCCTGGCGCGATTCATGAACCCGGCAGCGGGACTTGGGACGCAACGAAAGTGACTATAACGGGTGTTGCTGGCATTCCCGTCATCTCCTACGACGTTGCGGTGAC